ACGGCTGGGTTGTCAGCCTGAGACAGCGAACCTGTTCGGTCGTCAGATGCATGGCAGACTGAATTTCGAGTCAAGGCGTAAGGCTGTGGGTATCTACTATCGTGTCTATTGTGACAGGAGCAACAGGTTTAATACACAAAAATAAATTACTATGGAAAAAGAAGAGAAACAGAAGAGATGGAGGCCGTCGTTACGCCTCTACCGCGAGCAACAGGAGGTTATTGAGCGTCAGTGTGAGGAGCTACGTGCCTGGCGTGCTAAGTATCATGAGCTGATGAAGGTAAAGACCGACGGTAATGCCAAGGTGCTGCGTAGCCATATCGAGAGTCTGGAACAGGAGAATATCATTCTTCGTCGTTCTAACGGCCTGATGGAGGAAGAGCTGAAGCGTCTGCGTCAGGCTTTCGAGGAAGAGCGTAAGAACAGCAATAAGCTGTCGCGTGCTATCGCTATGCTGAAGACTCGTGGCTTCTGGGCGCGTCTGTTTAATAAGGAGGTATAGGCATGGACGAGGATAACAAGAAGATCCTGCAGTACCAGGCTGCTAAGATAATAGGACGTGCTGTCTCTGAGTGGATGAAGAAGAATGCCATCGAGGAGGATGTGACTATCTCCGCTGTCGTTACGCATCCTACCTTGTATGTTGATGAGCTTGGTGTGTCGCATACAGGCCCTCTGACACTCATTGACGTGGATATCGAGGAAGAAGATAATGATGACGATGATTATTAACTTAAAATAAAGATTTGTTATGGGAATTAGACAACAGAAAAGACCATTCGCGCCCCAGCCACAGGTACAAAGTACCGACTACGGCGCACAGTATGTAAAGGCCGCTACCGAGACACCTGCTAATGAGGTGAAGGTGGAAGAGCCAGTAAAGGAAGAGGAACCGGTTGCTGAGACTCCTGTGGTTGATGCACCAGCTCCAGAAGTGAAGAATGAGGAACCTGCGAAGCCCGATCCTGCCAGGAAAGGCAGAGGTGGCCGACCAAAGAAGAAGCAGTAGTTATGGCAAAGAAGTTAGTTAAGGATAATCCGCTTGAGATCCCTTACAACCGTGCTGTGAGGGTCGGAAACTTCAAGCTATGGCGCAGTAAGTATGTCATTGCCAGTGGTAAGGAGAAGAGTTCTGTCGACTGTCTTCATGTCAGCTCTCTCGACGGCTCGTGGATGACACGCATACCTGCCACATCAGGGATGTATGCCTTCTTCCTCTCGCAGTATGCTACTGTCGATGAGACGATGCGAGACAATATCCTTGGTATGCTGCTTACCAACATGCTGAATATCTGCCTCACGCCATCTGTGGCCCTTCATGATGCTCTGTTCTTCCTCACAGAGATGATGACATTCCCTTATAACCTCCTGCCTGAGAAGGAGATGGTTCGTCGTATGAAGGAGAATATGAAGAAGCTGGGTGTCGATAAGAAGAAGGCTGAGGATCATATCAGTAAGATGGTTGAGTACCGTCATGGCCTCTATGACCTTATCGAGCGCAAGAAAGCTGACTATATCGCTGAGTATGAGCGTCAGCAGGAAGAGCGATGGGCCGGCGAGGCCGAGGCTGAGAAACAGCTGGCTGAGGATGATATTGCCGAGCAGGCTCTAAATGTTCTGAGTGATGAAAAAAGTAATGAAGAATAAGTTAACGACAACACAAAAACTAAATGATTATGGAAGTGACAGTAATTGATTTATTGAAGCAGATGGCGATAGCCATTCCTTCAATCCTCGTGGGCACACAGGCCATCACAGCGGCTATCCACGGTGCGTTCAAGATTGAGAACAAGAACATCGTACATGCTATCTCCTGGGTGGTAGCCATCCTTGCAGGACTTGGCTTCGTGGCTTTCAACGGTCTCGATTTCGGTGTTCCTACCGCATGGAACTATGTTCTTGGTGGTGTGTGCGGACTTATTGTCGGAGGTGCTGCCAACGGATTCTACGACTGGCCGATGATATCCAATATCTTCGATGCCATCACAGGTCTCTTCGGCCTGAAGAAGTAGAAAAAGAAAAGGCGAGGATTTCAAGTCCCCGCCTTTTTTCTTGCTGTATTCATTATCGGCTCTGCTTCCTTGATGACCGCTTCCATCTCCACGGGCCGCAGCTCCTGTTCTTTCTTCTGCCTCATATAGGCGTTATAAGCGTCGAGTAACGGACATTGGTTACACTTGACGGGGAAATAGAACTGCATGGCATCCATAGCCTCCTCCGTAGCTGCATCGTTCTTACGTGTCAGATCAGCGTATTTCATGAACATCTCGCCTCGTTCTTTTGAACCTTCTGGCATACGGCGGGCGATCTTCAGAATCTCCTTAGCTGTTGTCTCGCTGTCGATGAGGTCTATCTCCTCGATATCGCCTGAGAACTCCAATGTCTGTGCGTTTGAGACACGACGCAGGTCACAGAGTTCCTGGAATGTAATCTTCGATACAATCTTCCTTCTGTTTGCCTGCTGCATCTGTACACTCAGGGCCGCATCCTCAGGATAGGCCACTAGATAGGCATCGTTTTCGGTATAGCCGATTGAAATCAAGTCTGCCATCACAAGTTCATTAAGGGTACAGCCTAGTTTCTTGGCTTCCGCTTTCTTTGATGATGATAAATCCATGTCTTATAATGTTAGTTGTTCAATATCTTTCTCGTTTATAGGTACAGCCGTACAGCAACAGTTAGCGTGCAGAGGTGGGAAGGAGTCTGTATCGTCTATCTGATGGAAACCGACCTTCGAATCACACAGGTCGCAGGGGTAGGTAGAGCCGCGCATGACATAATAGCCGTCAGCACCATCCTCCACATACTTCTGCAGTAGCGAGTGCATCCACGCCATCTGCAGTGTTGTCTTGGCGAACCTGATGATATTATTGGCCTCGGAGTTGGAGCTACCTCTGTTTCCGTGTTTGATACCACGGCTACGGATATATTCTGCCTGATATAACGAAGCATTAGCGAATGCTGCCAGCATCCCGGGCATCTGATAGGCTGTGTGGATATTACCTTTGATGAGTGTTACGGCCTTTGATACATTGAAATTCGCTGTCTTGGCAGCTGCTATCATGGCCTCCAGGTCGCCGAGGAACATTCTGAGACGCTGTTCGAGCGATTGCCGCAGTCCCTGGTTGTTTCGCCCGAGAGCGAGCACCCATAACAGAAGCAGATTCTTCTTCTCCTTATCTTTTTCGCAGATGGTGGAGTAGTCGCTGATAAGGTCGAGGATATCCTCTTCGAGTTTATCCATCACCTTGGCCACCTCTTCCATCATCTTCATGTTGTATGCTCCTGAGATGGTGAATGTGGTTGGGTTTACGCCATATCTGTAGCAGATACGTGTAATCTCACCAGCTGCATCCTCAAGTAAGGCATCTACGAGCAAGGTAAGGGCGTTAGCAACCCTTTCACGTCGTAATACGTAGTTCTTAGCCGAGCGTACCTGCTGTTCCGTGATTGGCTCGTAGATGTCCTGTAGTTGAATCTTTATAGCGTCTGCCATAGATTAGTGCTGTCTGTTCCAGTTATCCCAATTATTCTCGTTTGCACGATTGCCCCACTGATCGGTGTTTACCGTTCTAGGGCGACCTACGCCACGGCCTGTATTAACACTACCTTTACGTGTACGAGTCTTCTTGGTACTCTTATCGTCATCATTCTCTTTGTCGACATCAGCCTGAGCCTCGATGACCTCGATCTGCTGTTCTGTCTGAATGTCAGAGAGCTGTTCCTGAGTTTCAACTGTATTCTCCTGCTGCATGTCGAGACGCTGCTCTTCAAGAAGAAGCTGGTGCATCTCATCCTCGTGCTTCTCCATCTGTATGCGCTCCCACTCATTAGGTGTAGAGAAGTAGAAGTTCTCAGAAGCCGTCTGCTTTGAACAGAATCCGTTCTGAACGGCTACAGAGAGGTTTGTTGTCACCTCCTGATCGTTTACAGGGAGGAATGGAACGATATAGTAAGAGATACGTGTGTTCATGAATGCCAGACGGCTCTCACTCTCTATACCGTAGCCCCACTTGAATATCTCAATCATCTTACGAACGAAAGCGTCGTATTCCTGTGCCTCAAGCATAGCCTTGTTGTATGCATCAGAATATAGGAGCTTGATAGCTGCTGCAGGAGTATCGCCTGATTTCAGTTCAGGAGCCTTGATGACCATCGACTGCGAGTAAATCTTATCCTCAAGCATATCCAGCTCTGTCTTGTAGGCGTTAGAAGCGTCTTGACGATTCAGGAACTCAGCCTTACCGTCAGAAGGAATGATAAAGATCTTCGATGCATAAGACATATCGCTCGTGGCGATCTCCTTGATTTTCTTTCCTTCTCCGTAGAGTCCCAGGATAGGTAAGCCGAAGTCGTGGTTGCTCTGTGCGAGACGTGAGAATGCTGCCTCACGATGCTCGATAGTCTCTTGTGAAGGAGTCCATACAGGGCCTTCGTCGCGTCTGTGATATGCGAATGGCTCGAATTCGAAGCCATGAGGTGTCTTGTACTCCATGTGATAGCCGTCAATATCGAAACTACCAGCTGTGGTAGGGAGAATGGTATCGTATTCCGACTCGTTTTCCTCCTTATCGTCAACAGTGACATCGATAAGGCGATAGTAGAATTTCTTATCCCACACATCGATGTAGTTACGTGTGTTGTTCTCATCGTCATAGTCTACGTATGTACGGGCCAAGAGGTTCGGCTTTCCTGTACGGCGGTCGAAGTGAGGGTAGAGGGTATCGCCATTTAGGTAAGAGAGTACCTTCCACTCAAATTTTCCGTTGAGCATGTAACCTACAAAGGCTGTATCGCCTGTAGCACAGCTAGACTTAGCTGCAAAGTGCCATGCATTCTCCATTCTCTTGTCTGCCCATCCGGCCTTGAACTTGTCGTAAATGTCTTGAGCTTCTTTTGAGAATTTAGGTTCAGCGAGGTCGAAATGGATATCATTTCCTGTCAGGCGTGCCAGACGGTCATCAAGAATCTCCTGCTGATAAGCGAAAGCGTAACGCGGGAAATCCTCCTCATAATAGAGGTCATCATCCTTGCTGTAACGATAGTTAATGTAAACGCTCCTGTCGTTGATGGCGTGGCTCGCAGGGTCTAACTCTCTTCTAAAGTCGGCCTGAGTCACCTCCATGTACACAAGATCGTCTCTTACAACGTATTTCTCGCCCAAATCCCTCAAAGGAATGTCTGTTCTTGATGGGATGTCCGGGCACACTCGGTAGAACGGTCTTTTGGTTAAGAGACCGCGAGAGAACTTCTTCGATTCAATTGCTTGTTCCATAATTTGATGTTTATTTATGGTCTTGGCTTTTGGGTCTCATAGGCCGTTTGACCGTTAATTAAAAGAAAATGTACGTATTCTGCGGACGTGTCCCTGAAGGAAATCGGGGACTTCTGTCTCTGTCTCATCTTTTACGTCGAAAATCTCGAACATCACCAAACCTTCTATAAAGTCAGGTGAGTGCCCGACAAGTGAGCGTTTCTTCATCATATCCTTCGGGATGAGCACCCATCCTTTATCCTGTTTGCTCATATCCTGACGGATAGCCTTTCGCTCTTTCTGTAGGATAAACTGCAGTTCGTTAGTGGATTTTCCTGACTTATACATTCGTTTAAGCAGTGTAGGCTCAATGCTCCATTCTCCCTGCTGTGTATGTTGTGCGAACCTGTAGGCGCATTGTGATTTCAAGCAGTCATACAGGTGTTTGTCTTCTTTTGCCACTGCCTCCTGGTTGTTGAACGGTATAGCATTAGGGAAAGCACCTTTCAGAACCTGTCCTATACCTTGGAGGTCATAGACGAAGTTCTGTTCCATTACGCCCCACTCACGCAGTTTCGATTTGAGTAGCGATACAGTGTTATATGGGTCGATACGACAAACATATACATCCTGGACGTGATTACCTATCTTCAGCCATGTCACGCAGTTATCGCCTCCCGATGCAGCTATATCGCATGAGGCACGGCGTATCTTATCACCAAGCATCGGTGCATTGGAGAAACATTTCTCAAGATGGAATGGCTGTATCATGTCATCACCGATGGCAATGGCATCCCAGTTTCCTTCCCATTCCTTTGCACGCTCTTCAGGCGATTTGTTCAGGATAGAAGAAACATAGTTCGGGTCATTCTTCAAAAGAGCCTTGTTTTCCATGATGCTAGCCTTGATAAAAACAGCTGACTTAACGGCGAATGTTATTTTGTTATAGCCGAAACTTTCCAGACGCGGGTCCCAAAGGTTGTCTATCTCATCCTTAGCCTGCTTGTACACATCCTCAGGCGTATCACCCCAAACAATCGTGTCAACTGTTTCGCCTGTGATAAAAAAATATCTTACTCTTCCGTTTCGCCATGGAATAGGCAGGCCGTGACGCTCGGGATGTTTCTGCCCGTCAGGATAGATGGTATCAGGTGTGGCTATCCACCATTTCAAGAAATCGCGTAGCCATGATAGCGGATCAGGGTTACAAGTTCCGATGATACGCGAACGGATGCCGATGGTATTACGGTTACTACCCATGAGTACTTTCAGGAACTCGAACGGGATCTGTGGTAACTCGTCTATACCTATATATGCAATCTGTTGGCCTCGATATTTATCTTCGAACTCTTTCGGTGTCATGTCAAAGTGATCGAACGACATCTTTGCACCTGTCTTGAAGTTCCAGGTCATATCGTCCTTAGACTTGTTGTATTTGCCGAGATTAGCGAACCATCGTTTGCTCTCATTCTCAATATTGTCGAAGTCATCTTTGTTCTTACGAAAAAGAACGCTATTGTAATGTTTATTCTTAACATCATAGAGTCCTTCCATCAGCATCAGGGCTGTGTTATGGTTCACAGTATAGGCATCGGTGAGATAGAGATGATCCTCTCCTGAGACGGTGATACATCTGCAGTCGGCTTTCTTCTCGCCCTTGGAAACCCAAAGAACTTTCTTAGTAAGGCAATTGTCGAGTTTCTTTGCGCTAGTAGGAATGTCGGCTAACACCTTGGCAATATTAATTCGGTCGGTTTTATGCCAAAACTTTCTGTTGTCAGGAGCTTTGAACATAACTCTGTAATAGCCTATTTTTTCTATATCGTCGGTTATCTCACTACAAACAACAAAGCAGCCAAGTGAACGTCCCATCTGTGCTAGCTGTTCAGCCAAGCGTTTATTCTGGAATTCCACATAAGGACACGCATGTTTTGACTTACCGCATCTATAGAAAA